GATTATTGTTATTTTGTTACATATATATTATCGTTTTTGATTCGTGTTCATTTTGTAAGCACTTTTTGAGTGAAAATAGAAAATAGTTAACTATAGTGTAGGACGGAGTCTACTCTTTCGACAGTGTTTCAGTGCCAGACTACACATATATTATCAAATTACCGTCGTAATGTTATTGTAAGGGGTTTTTAGGTGAATGCTATACGCGTTGCTATACACTTTGTGTAAGGTTCCGATGGAACACTTTGTAAAAGTGTGACATTAGCTCATTAAGTTAATAATATAGTAGGCTAACGTCGCACTTTTTATTATAGGTTTTCTATCTCTTTTTTAACTTCATTCCAATTTATATCCTGACCGTAGCATTCGTATTTACTGCATCCATTTTTTTCTTTTAATATCTCATCAATTGCTATTAATGCACATTGTTTGGCTTCATCAGTATCTAAATAGTTTTCAGTTTGATGTGAATATAAATTTACATATCTATAAACTAACTCTTCTGCTTTTTCTTTTGGTGTCATATCTTATTTGTTTTTAAATTGTTCGTTGTAATATTGTTTGCCATTTCTTGAATTATAATAATACCTATCTATATAAGCATTATCGTAAGCATCAATAATCTGTTGCTTTTCCATTTCTTTGGCTTGTTCAAGAATAGCTCTAATTGCTAATTGATGTCCGCTTGGAATTAATTGTTCTAATTGCTCTACTGCAAACTCTACTGCTGTTGGTTTCATAATCTTATTTGTTTTACATTATTATTATCATTATTCACTCGTATTTAGTTAGTAGAAGAGACTTATTCAGCCTCAACTACTTCTAACACTTCAACCGTAGCCAAATGTCTTACATTACTTGGCATATCGGTAGATTGTGACCAATATTCTCTTTTAATCCAACAAGGCATAAGATTAAGTTTAGGTAACATCACTTTTAAAACCTCGTCATGATTGTAAGTTATACGTTGATTCTTGTTATTAACAAAGGTTATGATTTGATTACGACCTAACCATGACTTTCTTACTACAAAGTTAGCTCTTTCGATTGGTGGATAGATTAAAGCCAAGTCTTCTGGGCTTAATTTAGAGATAGCTTCAGCGATTAACTCTTTACTTGATTTTACAACTTCGTTTGTTACTTGATTTTTCATATTATTATATTTAATTTGTTATTACTTAGTTACACTTATATTATCAATTAGACTTCGTATTCTTATTGTAAGAACTTCTTAACCATTTGGTGCTTGTTGCTTACATATATATTATCAAATACCATCCGTACTCAGACTGTAGGAAATGCTATACGCAAATGCTATACATTTGCTATACGCTTCGCGTGTTACCACGCTCCACGTATCGGTCTCCATACACATCACGTATCGATTCATTATAATAAACACACAGCAATACATTATAACAAACAAACGGCGCTCACAGCAGCTCCAGTGTTCTCCTAGCAATAGCCAGATCATACGCCATGCGTACCGGAAAAGGCAAAACATTTCGGAAAGAACCAAAAAAGGTCCGGGGGGTGGGTAAAATCAAAGTCGTTTTCTTTCTGGGCGGTGCAGGCCAAAACAGGGTTGTAACCCCTTTATTATATATTTGTAATAATATTTTTTTCCACAACCACATATATTATTATTATATAAAAGTGTGACGTTAGGTAGTTATATTAAATAAATAGCAGGCTAATGTCGCACTGTAAGATTGGTTAACTATGCGTGATTGTATATACTATATTAAACGTTCAGATTATGGAATATACTTTTGGTATACAGTCACCTTTATTGAAGCAGAAACTATCTCCTATTGCGGCTAAGGCAAAGGCGAATAGAGATTTGGCGTATGCTAAGACGGATGATAGAACGGCAAAGAAGGCACATGCACAAAGAATGCATCGTAAGAATCCTGGTAAGAAAGGTATGGACTATGATCATGAAGATGGTAGGTTTGAATCTGTAAAACAGAACAGAGGAAATGAGGGTGAGGGTACAAAAAAAGAAAGTGGTAAAAATTATAAAGTAAAATAAGATGGCAATAATTCCAGCAGATGAAAAAGTCTTTATGGTAGACAAACGCACTAACACAGTTTACGGTGGTAGTGCGGCGTTACAAGCAATGCAACAATGGTACACAATGCAAGATGTAATTGATACAGTAGGAGCGGGCTCGCCTTATAGAGAATATTATGGAATAATTCGTGTAGTTGGAGCAACACCAACTGTAGTGGAATTTCAAAATACTATTGGCGCTCCATTAACTTTTACAAACACAGCAACTGGTGAATATATTATTTCATTTGGTTCAGAAGTTTTTATCTCTACTAAAGTTTTTTCAATTGCAAATAGCGGAGTTGGGGGAGCGGCAAATCTTCAGGTTATTGGTGGTGGTCCAGACGCTGGAAAGTTTAGACTTTATACCTATGATATTAGTGGTGCGCTTTCTAATACGCAAAGTAATCCAACTTGTATAAATATTCGAGTTTATAACTAATAAATAAAAAGATATGTACGGAAAAGGCATTGGTCCTCAGGGCCTAGGGACAAGCAAGAATAATGGGTATACGATTGGAGAAGCTAAAGGATGCAAATGTAAAGGTATGTGCCAATGTGGTAAAAGCCCAATGAAGAAGTTAAAGGATCTAAGCGGCGACGGTCAAGTTACCCAAAAAGATGTTTTAATTGGTAGAGGCGTTTTAGGTTCTCCTGCAAAGCAAATGATTAAAAGAGCAGATGGCTCTACGTCAAAAAGAGGATTGTGGGATAATATAAGAGCTAATAAAGGGTCTGGTAAAAAGCCAACTAAGGAAATGTTGAAAGAGGCAAAGAAAATAAAAAACAAGTAAAATGAAACCAACTATACTAAAGCATTTTGCTGGTAACAACAAGATGGTAAAAGATAATTGCGGATGCGATGATTCTCCAATGAAGCAAACTGCTGCTTGGACCCGCAAAGAAGGTAAAGATCCTAAAGGGGGGTTGAATGCTAAAGGTGTTGCAAGTTACAGAAGAGAGAACCCTGGATCAAAGCTGCAAACGGCTGTAACAAAAAAACCATCGGAATTGAAAGCGGGTAGTAAAGACGCTAAAAGACGTAAGTCGTTTTGCGCTAGAATGTCCGGTATGCCAGGCCCTATGAAGAAACCAAATGGAGAACCAACAAGAAAAAAGCTTGCATTAGACAAGTGGAACTGTTAAACAAATAAACAATGGCAATATTATACAGCTATCCAATAGCATCACCTGCACTTACAGATTTATTATTAGGAACTCATATAGATCCTGAGAGACCGCAAGACGGGAATCCTACTAAATCTTTTCACATATCAGATGTGGTAAACTTAGTATCTAACACAACTGTTAGTAATCCAACAGCGACAGCACTTAGCCTAGCTACATTGAATGCGTTGTATCCAAGTGCAATGATAGGGTTCAAAGTGCAATGTGCAAACCCTGCTGTATTAAAAATATATGAAAAAACTAATACTACTGCTTGGGTATCTTATACTATAGCAATAGTAGCATAAAACAAATAAATGGCAATAGGTAATTATTATCCAGTAAGCGGTACTGTCGTAGATCAGGATTTATTTTTAGGTACAAAAGCGGGTAATAACAATACTGTTAACTATACTGCGCAAACTGTAGCTAATTATTTAAATACGAATTCTAAGATAGCAATTGGTGGACAAATATCATTTAGATTTGATATATCCCCTAATATACCTAAAACAATATCTTTCAGCGGCGGTGGTGGAAGCGGAACTCCTTTCGCTAGTATAACACAATTAATAGTTTCTGGAATAGATTTATCTAGTACGGATATAACTATTTTCTTAAATTATTTAAACGGTAGTGAAATACTATTAGCGCAGCAAAATCAACCAAATTTATTTGGTAACTATAAAATAACCGGTTACACTCAAATTGGTACATCTAACTTCTATACTTTAGATTTACAGTTTATAGGTGGTAACGGAACTATTACAGAAAATACATATTATAATATAAGTTCTTTTGTGCTATCAAGTGGTATTGATGTACCTACGTTAAACCAAGTATTAACTGCTGGGAACACATCGGTAATAGACGCTAAGGTTGGTAACTTATATTCTTACGATAATTTAAATGTTGACTATGGTATAGTTCAGTTCTATGATGGCGGCGTTTCTTTAAAAGCAGCAACTACAAATAATTTATTATTTTATAACGATGCAACCGGTTCGGTAAGCTTTAGCAATGGTACATATTTACCCACTCTGAATTTTGCTGGAGTTGGTAATAACGTTTATACTTTTCAAAATGCAAATGGTACATTAGCATTCTTAAGCGATATACCTTCGCTAAGTGGGTATGTACCTACATCAAGAACTTTAACAATAAATGGAACATCTTATGATCTTACAGCAAATAGATCATGGAGTGTTGGGACTGTTACATCAGTTGGATTATCGATGCCTCCCGCATTTAATGTTTCGAGTAGTCCAGTTACTGGATCAGGAACAATAGCGGTTACAGGGGCCGGTGTCGCAAGTCAATATATAAGAGGGGATGGTACTCTCGCTAATTTTCCAACATCAACAGGTGGAGGGGCATCTGTTTCATATTACTTAAATGGTAGTATATCTCAGGGTACAATAGGAGGCGTTGCATATAAGGAAATGAATAGCGTTCCCGTAATTGGAGCAGGTACAGATTTCACTATTAATGCAGATGGATATATTGCTCAGTTTATTACAGATGTAGGAGACCCAAATAAATTATTAATACCGGGTGGTAATTGGAATTTTGAAACTTACTTTAGTGCTTCATCAGGCGGAGGTTCTCCGCGATTCTATGTTGAATTATATAAGTATGACGGTACTACATTCACACTAATTGCTTCTAATTCAGCATCGCCAAGATTAATCACAGATGGAACAAATATAGAGGCTTATTTTAGTGCTTTAGCGGTCCCGGCTACTACATTGCTTGTAACAGATAGATTAGCGGTTAGATTCTATGTTATTCATAGCGGTAGAACAATTACTATGCATACTGAGAATAGTCACTTATGCCAAGTTATAACAACATTCTCTTCAGGGTTAACAGCATTAAATGGGTTAACTTCTCAAGTGCAATATTTTGCAGTCGGAACATCAGGTACAGATTTTAATATATCCTCTGCCACTGATACGCATACATTTAATTTACCAACTGCATCGGCAGTAAATAGAGGAGCTTTAAGCTCTGCTGATTGGACTGCGTTTAATTCAAAAGCTTCCGCAAGTGGAACAACAAACTACGTTGCTAAATTCACAGGAGCTACTGCTATCGGCAATAGTCAGATATTTGACAATGGAACTAACGTAGGTATTGGTATTGCATTGCCTGAAGCAAAATTAGAAGTTGTTGGTTCTTCATCATCAGGATTACAAGAAGTTTTAAGATTAAGAGGCACAGAAGCTGGAGGGGCAGTTCAAGGAGGTCCATACATATCTCTTAGACCTGTTAATACAGACCCACTGCTTAAGAATTGGGAATTAGCAAGAGTCGCAGCATCTTCTGTCGCTTTCTCTTATGCGTCTAATTTATTATTTTATACAAATACAGGGGTAGCTTATACGGATATAACTGAGAAGATGCGTATTAGCTCTTCTGGGAACGTAGGTATTGGCACGACAGCACCAGGCGCAAGACTTGATGTAAGAGCACAAGGTGCGTTATCTACCGACATAGCTTTTAAAGTTCGAAATAGTACTGATACGGCTGATTTTATAGCTGTTAATGGATTAGGTAATGTTGGCATTGGGACTACAGCTTCAACAGAAAAATTAACTGTTTGGAATGATACGGCTGCCTCAATAGGAATACACACAAACAGAGAAATCGCTGGGGACTTAGCAATTTTAAGATTTAGTACAGTTACAAATGGCGATGCTGATGCAAGAAAAAAAGGAGCTATTTTCTTCAAAGCTAATGGAACTGGAAATGGTAGAGGAGATTTGCAATTTGCGGTAAATAATGCTGCTGATAGCAGCAATGCTGGAGTTGCAAATGCTGTAATGACATTACAATCTGACGGTAACGTAGGAATAGGAACAGCAGCTCCAACTACTAAACTTCAAGTATCTGGAGACGCAAATGGTATTTTATCTCTTGGTCGTTTTGAAAATACAAATGTAGGAAATGCAGTACAATCAAGAATCCAAGTAGTTTCCGGAACCGCAACTGCACAAATTCAAATGTTTGGCTCAGGTCATTCGACTACTCCACGTTTATTTAGGCTAAGTGGTTCGAGCGATGGTGGAGATATGTATTTAGCAACTGGAGGAGTTGATAGACTTGCTATTACCTTAGCTGGTAACGTAGGTATTGGAACAACAGCTCCTGTAGTTAAGTTAGCAGTGGCTGGAACAACTACAGATACATTAAGGATAGGGCAGACTGAAAACTTAACAGGCAACAAATATATGGTGCTTGGAATGAACGTGGCGAGCCAGTATGCACAAATAGAAGCAACTCGTTATGGCGAAGCATACCTGCCAGTTGTAATTAATCCATCAGGTGGAAATGTAGGGATTGGAACGACAACTCCAGTAGCAAGATTACACGTTGCAGCTCAAGGAGCATTATCTACCGACATAGCTATACGAGTTCGAAATAGTGCAAACACAGCGGATTTATTTAATGTTAATGGAAATGGGAACGTTGGTATTGGAACGACAACTCCAGCAAGTATTCTGGATGTTCAGAGCACTGCTGCTGCGATAGGTACTACGTTGAAAGTTTCAAACACAAGCGCATCTGGGGGTAATTACTTACAACTTGATAGAGCAACTAATTCAAGAGTAAACGCTTTAAACTTTAGTACAGCGGGTGTAGAGGATTGGTCATTAGGTATATTAAGAAATACCGGTAGCGCTACACAAATATTTAGCTTAAGTTATCAGACCGCTGGTAATATAAATTCAACTGGATTTGCAGTAACTAATACCGGCAACGTAGGTATTGGAACAATTTCACCAAGTGTTAAATTACATACAGTTGGAGATGGTTTATTCTCAAGTAATACAAATACGAATTTAACAATAAATTCAAACGGAGGTGTTTCTATATTAACTTTAACAACAGCGGCAGGAGCCCAATCAATATACGGGGGTGTAGGAGGTTTAAATAATATGGACTTCTATACCGCAAGCGGATTTAGAATGCGTATAGACCCTACAGGTAATGTTGGTATTGGCACGTCAACTCCGCAAGGTAGACTTGATGTAAGAGCTCCAGGAGCATTAACAATTGATACTGCTTTTAGAGTTAGAAATAGCGCTGACAGTAATAACTTAATAATTATTAACGGAGCAGGTGGAATTGGAGTTGGAACAACATCTCCGCTACCATCTGCGGTATTAGATATTAATTCAACAACTCAAGGATTCCTTCCTCCGAGAATGACAAACGCACAAAGATTAGCAATATCATTGCCAGCGGTTGGATTAATGGTTTATTGCACAGATGCAACGGAAGGATTATACATATATAAATCAACAGGTTGGACATTCATAATTTAAAAACAAATAAAAAATGGGACTATTAGTAAGTGCTACGGCAGAAAAAAAGATTTTAATTCAAGGAACAGAAATTGAATTACCAAGTGTTTATGCTCGTTTAGAGTATGGAGCAAGAGCAAACGGTGTAACATTAGAAATTGCAGCTTCTACTTATGAAAGCAAAGATGCTTACGAAAGCGGGGCAAGTATATTATTAACAGATGTGCCAATGTCAAATATAACTGTAGAGTTAGAAGAAGGACAAATGCAAGATTTATCAAGTGCTGAATTGTATTCTAAAGCAGGATATGAAGAATTAGGTTACTCTGTAGAGGTATTGTAATGAGTAAAGAGCAATTAGATATATTATTAAATAAATGGGTAAGTAGGAAACTGTCCGTTTTTATAGTAGCATGCGCTGGATTATTCTCAGGATATTTAACCTCATCTGATTGGGTTATTATATCAACTGCATATATAGGCATTCAAGGATTTACGGATATTGTTAATAAAATTAAAAGATAATGGATCAATGCAGTCTGCGTGTTTATGGTTTAAACACATTAACCCTCATAATGAGTCTAACAAATTTGGAAGCAAGCCTAAAAATACTATTATTGATAATATCAATAGTGTATACCTCAATGAAAATATTCGATTGGTTAATAATTAAAATAAAAGGAAATAAAAATGCAGATAACAGTAAAGAGACTACACAAGACTGATACATCTACAATAGGGGAACTATCGATCGATGGGCTATTCGAATGTTACACATTAGAGGATGTTGAACGCTCAGTAAAGATTAAGAATGAAACAGCAATACCTAAAGGTACTTATAAAGTAATAATAAATCAATCTAATAGATTCAAAAGATTATTGCCTTTATTAATTGATGTGCCTGGTTTTGAGGGGGTTCGTATACATAGTGGTAATTCAAACCATGATACAGAAGGTTGTATACTTGTTGGAAGAACACGCTCTAAAGATTTTATAGGGCAATCAAGAAAAGCATTTGAAAAATTATTTAAAAAAATGCAAGCGGCCAAAAATATAACCATAACTATATTATCATAATGAAAAAGATTATATTATTATTTTTAATCATATTAACATCTTGCGCAAGTAGACAAGTTCAAGTAGATAAATTAGACGTAAAGAAAGATAGTGTAGCTGAAACAAAAGTTACAGTTACAACTATAGAAAACGAAATAAAAACAGATTCTACAAACATAGTTACAACTATTGATAGTAGTGAGATTACAATCACCCCGATTGATACATGTAAAGAAATTATAGTAGAAGGCAAAGTTTATAAAAACGTTGTTTTAAAGATAAAAAAAAATAAAGTTAATACTTTATATACAAATAACAAAACAGAGTCTAATAATAAGCGTATGGACTCCGTAGCGACTGTTAAGGTAAATAAAACAGAAAAGATTTCTGGTAAAAATAAAACTATAGATAGAAAAGCTAATTACTGGTGGATCCTATGGTTAATTTTATTAATATTAACATTATATCAATTATGGCGAAACAGACTGTCGTTGCTAAAATTATTGTAAAGGACATATCTAGACCAGGTGTTCATGCAAAAACAAAATCATCTAAAATAAAAACTTCTAAGCTATATAAAAAAGCATATAGAGGCCAAGGAAAGTAAAAGTCCTAAAAAACAGGTGATATATAAGTTATATCAATTTAATCAAATAAAATTATGTCAGACGCAATAGTCAAAAACTTAAGCTTTGGAAAAGAAGCGAGTGATAAAGTATTTGCTGGAATAGAAAAATTATCTAGAGCGGTTAGTTCTACTCTAGGAGCCAGTGGTAAATGTGTTTTATTAGAAGACGGAAATGGTCGTCCAGTTATTACTAAAGATGGTGTTTCAGTTGCTGATTCAATTATTCTTTTAGATCCTGTTGAAAATATGGGAGCTACACTTTTAAAAGAAGCAGCTAGAAAAACAGTTAGAGAAGCGGGGGATGGAACTACAACAGCAACAGTATTAGCGCACGCCATTTTAAAGAACGCTTACGCTATTGAGAATCCTAATGCTAGGAAGATCAAAGAAGGTATTAATAAAGCAGTTGAAAATGTAATAAAGTATCTTGATGATATGTCTATAAAAGTAGACGATAATATGCTAGATCAAATTGCTACCATTTCAACTAATAATGATCCTGAGTTAGGTAAGTTAGTGGGAGATGCTTTTAGATCAGTTGGTAACACTGGAATCGTAATGATGGAAACATCGGCAGAGCCAGAATGTAGCTTACAAGTTGTTGAAGGAGTTCAATGTTCAATGGGTTTAAAGAATTCACACTTTATTACCAATCAAAAAAATAAAACTGCAGAGTTAGATAACCCTTTGGTTTTATTAGTTGAATCTCCAATAGAGAATATAAGACAGATACAATCTGTTTTAGAATACGTTATAAAGAACAATAAGTCTTTACTTATAGTTGCAGATATGGAGCAAGTTCCATTATCAGCTTTGGCAATGAATAAGTCTAAAGGAAATATAAAAATAAATGTTATTGATGCTCCGGTTTACGGAGTTAATAGAAAAGAGATATTCGATGATCTTGCTTTATTAACTGGTGCAACTTTAATAAACGAAGATCTTGGTGATGATCTAGATTTAATACAGCCAGACGTATTAGGCAGTTGTATTAAAAGTATAACAAACTATGAAGAAACAATTCTTCACGTTGGTGAAACATCAAATGAGATATTAGAGATTATTGAGGATATTAAAAAGTCTTTAACAGAATCTAATCACAGTCATCAAGTAATAAAATTAGAAAAAAGATTAGCAAGACTAACAGCTAAGATTGCTGTTGTAAAAGTTGGTGCTAATTCAGAAATAGAATTAAAAGAAAAAGCAGATAGAATAGAAGATGCAATTTGTGCAACTAAAGCGGCTATTAAAGAAGGTATTGTGCCAGGCGGAGGAATTGCTTTATTGAATGCTTCACATAATATAGATACTTTTTCAGTTGGAGAAGAAATACTATTAGATTCTATTAGAGCACCTTTTAAAACTATATTAGACAATGCGGGTATTGATTATGCTCCGTTGGAAACAATATCGAAAATTGGGTATGGGCTTAATGTTATAACAGGTGAAACTGTAGATATGATTAAAGCAGGAATTATTGATCCTTTATTGGTGACAAAAAGTGCTTTAAGAAATGCAGCTTCTGTAGCAACTACAATATTGTCAACAGATTGTGTAATTAATAACTTACGCGTATCATGAAAGCAATAGGTAGAAATTTAATTATACAAAAGTTAAAAGAAGGTACAACCGTCACAAAAGGCGGTTTGATGCTTTCTGAGAATCAAAGAGAAGATATTAGATATGTTGAAGCAAGTGTTTTGTCAATAGGAGATGAAGTTGTTGGAGTTAAAGAAAACGATAAGATATTCTTTGATAGACATGCAGGCCACAAGATAGAAATTGGCAAAGAGATATATCATGTTATAAAATTAGCCGATGTCGTTATTGTTTTATGAAACGATTAGAAGCTGCAGATGTCAAAGAGCTGGGGTTATTAAAACATTATAGAATAATACGCAGATGGGCATGCAAGAATAACGATTTAACGGATGCTGATTTAGAACTGTTAATCTATTTTGATTGCATGGACTTCTTTACAAAACAGGATTATAAAATAGGTACATACGCATATAGTTGGGACAATAAACGCTGGAACAGTTTATTAAAAGAAGGTTGGATAGTGGTTTGGAGAAATAGAAACCATACAACTCAAAAATACAATATATATAAAGTTTCATTTAAGTGTAAACAACTAATAAATAAAATGTACCGTATAATGCTGGGGAAAGAAGATATACCAACTGGCCGCAGAAATACAATAATGAAAGGAAAAACATATATGGATACGGTAGCAATAACGGCCATAGAAAATGTAAATAACGATAAAACAAGAAACAATAATGGATATTAACACACGACCACAATTGCCATATAACGATATTAGCCCTAAAGCTTTCTCAAACCAAGAAGCTATAGTTGGTATGTATGGGCAAGCAAATCCAGGAACTTTTACTAGAACTGTTGGAAATACTAATATGGTAAAATCAATGGATATGACAGCCGGTCAAGATATGCCAGTTCCTCCTCCTATGGGAGTGGACACACCGATAACTCCTAACTACGACTTAAACTATTAATCATGAATTTAAACATCAAAAAACACCCAAACGACATTCACGATAAGACTGCTGCTGAGTCAGGGGTAGGAGCAAATGCTCTATGGAATGGTCCTTTTAATACGGACTCTTTGCCAAAAGGTAAAGGTTCAAGCTCTGGAATAACTGGAATTATATTAAACAACGATAAGCCACAGTATAGTGGGCTACCAATAACTGAAAAAGCTAAAGGTAGATTTTAATATTATTCCTTTATAATTAAAAACAAAACTAAAAACTTTAAAATGAAAAAACCAGTAGCTAAAAAAATTACAGAAAAGAAAACAGGAGAAAAGTATGCTTCTAAAGCAGCAATGATGAAACACGAAAAAGGTGAATCAAAAGCTGAAATGAAAAAAGAATACGGTAAAGTTAAACCTGCTGCAAAGCAAATGAAAACTCCGGCTAAAATGAATTCGCCAATGCAAATGAAATCAGCCGCTTATATGAAGATGGCAGATAAAATGGCACCAGCTAAAATGAAGGCAGCTGATAAAAAAGCTCCTATGAAAATGAAAAAATGTTAGTAATAACATTCTTTATATATATATAAACAAAAACAAAAAAACAAAAAAATGGCAAAATTTATCCAAATCCCAACTACTGTAGCTGGGTCACCAAACATCTTATTTAACGCAGACGTTATTAGCGCGGTTTCTTTCCTTACTGCTACTACATTTGCAGTTTATGCACAATCAAAAGTATTTACATTCACAACTAGTGCTGCTGGTGCTGCTGGGACTGTAGCTGCAATCTACAAAGCTATCTTAGCTGTAAATGGACCAGTTTTAGTAGACGTTGTAATGCCTACTGGTGTTACTATCGCTGCTCTACCTGTAGTATCCTAATTATTTATTTTAAATCCCCTATAGAGTAATTTATAGGGGAATTTAATAATTTAAACCGTATAAGAATGGCATTTAAAATGACGGGTCCACCTTACAATATGGACAACACACCTATTTATAGTACGGACATGGATGATAATATTTTAGGCATGGCTCAGAATAATGGAACTATACTTATTAATAAAGATATGTCTCCATTAGAATTAAAAAAGAATAAGACAATAGAACACGAAAAAGTTCATATTGATCAAATGAAAAGAGGCGATCTGGATTACACAGACACTCACGTAATTTGGAAAGGAAAAAAATACAAAAGATCTTCTATGAAAGAAGGATCTAAAAAGTTACCTTGGGAGATGGAAGCTTATAAAAAGCAGTAAATACACGTAATAATAATATTATATAAATCTAATATTATTTAATTATGAAAAAAGTATTTTTAATCATCGCAATTGCATTATTTAGTTTAAACACTTTTGCTCAAGAAAAAATTAATCCAAATGATTTAGTTGGATATTGGAGACCAAGCGAAGAAACAACACAACTTTTCTTCTGGAAAGATTTAAGCGGTAATTTGCAAATGCAAGAAATTTGCGGATCAACTGGGGATCCATTAGATTTGCTTACGCTAAGAGTTGAAGAAACATATGTGTTTGCTTCTACACTATTTAAAGCTAATTCTTGGTTAACCAATTGTACTTATACACTTGTTAATAAATCTACATTGAAATGTGTTATTACCGGAAGTGGATCAGGAACAGTATATTATACAAAGATTAAATAACAATAACAAATAATTTAAAAACAAAATGGCATACACTCAAAAACCAGGTAGAGGTAACAACGCAAAAACAGGTAATGGCTTACCTAGTCCGTTTATGCAAGAAGATAAATACGGAGCATTTGGTAAAGATTTATCAAAAGGTAATCCTTATGAAAAATGGGATACTAATAACCCAAGCTTTAAAGCTAGAAAGTTTACTGAAAAATCAGGAATGCTTGATAGTATTGCAACCGCTAAGAAAGCAATAGAATTTGGCATTGGAAAAAGAGAAGCTGGTAAAATGGGTAATATAGCTGCTAATGCTGTAAGAGCAAATAGAGGTAATGCTGATTTAAATGTTACTGTTAAAACAGTACCTGGAGGAGAAGAATACAAACAAAAAGTTAAGCCAGAAATTAATCCAAGAACTGGTGCAAAAGTAAAAGTAGTTCCTCCTACTAAAATGAAAGTAAGCAAAAAAACTGCTTATGACATTAAAGAAGCTAGCAATCAAAAATTAAAAGCAAGTGCTAGAAAAAATTACGCGGAGAATGCTCAGGCAGCAATGAAAAACAAAATGAAAAAATAAATGAAAAATCTATCAACAACAGGTTATAAAAAGAATAGTCCTGATAAAGATAGACCTTATAATGTAATACCTAGCGGGGAAATCACAATGAAAAACGTAGGTTTCCCCGTTTTGGGTATTGATAATGAAGGCAATTCTAAAATTATGGAGCCAGGTAAAGATTATTCTTTTCCGGGTAATACAGTTTTAGAATTTAAACTCAATACAAAAAACAAAAATAAAATATACAATAAAATATTTAAAAAATAATTATGGGACAATACGGAAATCAACCAGACTTTGCGACTACTGTAGGAACAGTGGCTAGCTTACCATTAACAGGCATTAAGTCTGCGGCTATATATATTGGAGCAGTAGTTGATCCATTGCTTAATACTACAATAACAGTAAGGCCAGTTGGGAATACTACAGATGTGACATTCTCAGGGTTAACTAGTGGCACATTTCTACCAGTTATTGTTTCGGGTATTACATCGGCAACTAACGTTTCTGCTGCAAATATTTTATTAGTATACTAATATGATAAATATAGGGATTGGAGTAAGTTGGGCTAAGTCTTTATATAGCGTGGCTAATAATATTATTGCTAACTTTAGAGCAAGAGTATTATCATATCCAAATAGTATATTTGAAGCTGGACCTTGCTTAGATGCAACATTGGAAGAATTAAATGCGGTAGGATTATTAGACGATGCTTCACTTATTGTTACACCTAATGCGTACAATGAGGGAGTATTATATGACGTTATCCCTAATACACCTCTTGGCGATATGGATGTTGTTCGTGCTACAACAGCAACGAGAGTAAATAGTTCGGGATTGATTGAAGTAGTTCCGAGAAATTTAATTACATATAGTAATGATTTTACAAATGCAGCTTGGATAAAAACAAGTGGTGCGTCAATAACTGCAAATTCGGTTATTGCTCCAAATGGAACAATGACTGCCGATACTTTAAACGTTGCGGTAGCTACTTATTCGGGAATATATCAAAATCTTGGAAGTTTAAGTGGACAAAATACAATTAGTATTTATGCTAAAAAAGGAACAAAAGATTTTTTATATTTTATAAATTTACAAGGAAGTACAACAGCCGTTTGGTTTAATATTAGCAACGGAACATTAGGCACGGTTTCAAGTGGTTATACTGCTACAATAACTGACGTTGGTAATAGTTGGTATCGTTGCACTTTAAGTCAATCCGTTAGTGCAACAAGTTACTTTCAATTAGGTTTAAGCGATTCAGACGGTTCTGTTACTCCTACAAGTACGGGAACAGCTTACATTTGGGGTGCTCAATTAGAAGCTTTTTCAACAGCAACAGAATATTTCCCTACAACAACACGTTTAAATATACCTCGTATTGATTACACAAACGGAAGTTGTCCGAGTTTATTGGTAGAGCCACAAAGAACAAATTTATATTTTCCGTCAATTCCCTCTTCATCAGGTGGTGGAACATATACTTTGAACGATGCAATTTCTCCCGACGGAACACAAAACGCATCATCTTTTGTACCAAGTGGATTTGGTGTTGTTTATTCTAATTCAATAAGTACAACAGTGCAAACTTACACTTTCAGCGTTTATTTAAAAGGAACTGTTAATGGCCAAAAAGTTGGATTAGGCGATAATGGAAATATATTAAATAATTTTACAATAACAACGTCTTGGCAAAGATATACTTTCACTTTTACAGGTAGTGTTCAAAATACTCCTTTTTATCTTTTATCAGGTAATTATTTTAGTCCCGCTGAAAATAATAAGTTTTATATTTATGGCGCTCAATTAGAAGTAGGCTCATACGCCACTTCACTGATACCGACTCAAGCATCTTCAGTAACTCGTAACGCTGATGTTATTTCTAAAACAGGAATAAGTAGTTTAATAGATAGTCAACAAGGTGTTTTATTTATGAACATAAAAGCTTTATCTGATAATTATGACTCACAAAGTAGTTTTATTGGATTAACAAGTGGAACATTCGCAGATACTATACAATTATATTATACTTCAACAAGATTAGGCGGATTGTTTAGAAGTAATTTCAATAGTTCAGATGTTTTTGTAATATCATCAACAATTAATACATTTAATAAAGTTGCTTTAAGATGGGTTGGAACTACTTTTTCAGTTTTTGCAAATGGTGTTTTAATTGGAACTCGAACATTAACTCAATTACCAATAAATAAATTAAACACATTTATAACTAATGATGGTAATGGTGGAAGCCCTTTTAGCGGTAATATTGATTCTATTCAAATTTACAAAACACCTCTAACAGACGAACAATTAACTTTACTTACAGGAGACTTATACGATAGTTATTCTGAAATGGCGAATAGTTTAAATTATATCTTAGAATAATGGCACAGACAAGTTTAATAATAGGAGATACAAATTGGGCAGTAAAAGAAGATAGCCTATTGGGATATAATGTTATTCAAAATAAGTATTTACCAATACCTATAGATACCGTACGTGCTACTACAGCTACACGAGTAAATGAACAAGGGTTAATTGAGATTGTACCAAGAAACTTAATTGAATATAGTGAACAACTTGATAATGCAGTTTGGATTAGAACTAATTTAACTGTAACTCCGAACGCGACTACTGCTCCAAACGGAACATTAACTGCTGAAAAATTAATTCCAACTGTAACTAACGATTTACATATAACCGAAAGTAGTGTAGTTTCTTTTGTTAGTGGTAGTATATATACTTTTAGTTTCTATGCAAAAAGAGCTGAAGATAATTTCATTCAAATTACAGCTTCATCTTCTTTGCTATCAACAAGAGCAAATTTTAATTTATTAAATGGTACTTTAGGATTTGTAGATAGCGGTATAACCGCTACTATTACACCTATTAATAATGATTGGTATAGATGTACCGCTTCTTTTGTTGCGGCTGCTACAGGTAATTTTAGAATGGTTTTATGTAATATACCAGCTTCAACTTCTGCTCGTTTTGCAACTTTTGCAGGTAATGGAACTTCAGGCGTTTTTGTTTGGGGTTGCCAAGTTGATAATGGCTCAGTTGCTACAGAATACTTTCCTACAACTAATAGATTAGATATACCACGTATTGATTATTCAACAGGTACAGCTGCGCTTTTGGTGGAATCTGGTCGGACAAATTTAGCTACAAATAGTGACGGAAATGTAAGTACATATGGTTCAGCTATAAATGTTACTAATGCATCGAGTTCTTTTAATTCATTCACAAATGCAATACAATTTCCAAGCACAGGTTTAGCTTTATCTTATAAGTCAGTAGTTACAACAGCACAAACATACGCTATTTCTGTTTTTATAAAAATGGATGATAATTCAGTTCCAATACTTTCAGCAAGTCAAACAACAGGGAATTTTTGTTTAGTTATAGCGGGAGCCATTGCTACAAATAATTTAAAAGTTGAAAGTTATGGTAACAATGTTTATAGATTAAGTGCAACAGCAACAAGTGGAGCAGTTAATATTAATAATGGTTTAATTAGATACGATACACAAGTATTAAAATCTTTTAAAATTACAGGAATACAATTAGAAGCTGGCGCTTACCCAACATCGTACATACCTACATTAGCAAGTTCTGTGAGCCGTAATTCTGATTTGATTTCTAAAACAGGAGTTAGCGGTTTAGTTGGAACTGAATTTACTATATTTTTTGATGGTTTTGAAAGTATTGGAGGAAGTAGTAGTAGATATATTGTTTTAAAAGGGAGCGGAGGGCTTTATGCAAATTTAATAATTATTGAACAAACGCCAACAAATTTAATAGCTGCTTTTGTTAATGATAACAGCTCGTCGAGTGTATTTGCTTCTTATTCCTCTCAATTAACAAGTGGGCAAAGAGTTAAATTTGCTCTAAGATGTAAAAATAACGATTTTGCATTTTATGTAAATGGGCAATTAAGAAATGCCCAAGCAAGCGGAACAGTGCCTACAACTTCAACTTTATATTTAGGATATTATCCTGACTATGCAGATAATTATAATATAATAAATTCATCCGTAATTTATAATTCAGCTTTAACAAATGCAGAAATGGCACAATTAACAACACTATAATATGGAAATTTATAAATTAAACTATGCAGACCCAAATGCTGCAACAGCTGATTTAATAGCTAAAGGAGTATATGTTGAAATTACAGACTTAAATGGCGAGCCTCAATTAGTTTATGCTAATGGAACTCAAGCTGTAGTAGATATAGGACAAATTGTAAAAGTACCAGGAGAGTATGACGACCAAGGGAATGTGATTGTTGAACCTATCTATTATGATGGTGTATTCTACGATGTAATGACAACTGAGGTGGTTGACTTTGGAACCAATGAAGTGTTCCCTGTTGATTGCGTTCATTCTTTTATGGGTTATGCTCAAAACGCTGATGGACCAGTAGATGAACCATTACAGGTAATTATGCCGAAAAACAAGTAATTAAATAAGTATAATAACAATAAACAATTAAATTAAATAAAAAATGGAAGTAGTAAAACAGATTACAAAAGAACAATTAGAAAAAATTACAACGCAACAAAAAGATCTTCAAGCGTTATTAACTAACATTGGATTATTAGAATCCCAAAAGCATAGATTCTTACATCAAATTGCAGAGGTTAATAAAACAATCGAAGACTTTAAAACTGAATTGCAAGAAGAATATGGACCAATCAATATTAGTTTAGAGGATGGTTCTTATACTGAGATTGAAGAAGAAGTTAAAGAAACTGAATAATGAATTCAGTAATTAGAAAAATAAGTATAGGCGTTGATTATAAAAATGAAGCAATGCATTATTCTGTAGGCCAGCAGGTTTACGGAGGACATGAGATTGCATGCATTTTAGTAGATGAGCAAGATTCATCGTATAATGTTTATATAAAGAAAGAAGACGAAGTAATGCCATGGAAGAAGTTTAATCATAACATGGCAGTATCTGTAGAATACGATTTAGAATACTAATGCAAAGTGTATTTAACTTTATTGTAAAGCCCGTCGGTGATAGGTACAATAACAAAGTTAAAGTAGACGACAAAGAACTAATACTAAATACAAAAATAGAAAGTTTTAAATCAGTGAATAAATTAGCGGAGGTAGTTTCTACACCGCTAGCTTATTCTACTAATATTAAAAAAGGAGATTTAGTAGTAATACATCACAATGTATTTAGAAGGTTCTACGATATTAGAGGAAATCAAAAAGACAGCCGTTCATATTTTATGAATGATTTGTATTTTTGTGATCTAGATCAAATCTACTTGTATAAAAATGAAGGTAAATGGGAAACATTTGGAGACAGATGCTTTATTAAACCATTAAAAAATATAGATTATTTAAAGCTCGATAAAGAGCAAAGGCTTATTGGTATACTAAAATACGGAAATGAGTCCTTAAACAAGCTTAAAATCAATCCTGGTGACCTGGTTGGATATACTCCAGATGGTGAATGGGAATTTATAATTGATGGTGAGCGGTTATATTGTATGAAATCTAATGATATTGTAATTAAATATGAATATAAAGGAAACGAAGAGGAATACAACCCAGGTTGGGTACATAGTATATAGGCATATAAGACACGATAAAAACGAACCCTTTTATATCGGGATAGGTTCTGAAAGAAGAAGCAAAGATACAGGCGTTCGTAGAAGTATTATGTGGAATAATATAATTGCTAAATCATCTTATGACATAGAAATTCTTTTTGAAAATTTAACTTGGGATCAAGCATGTTTAAAAGAAAAAGAATTTATTGCTATTTACGGCCGCAAAGATAAAAAAACGGGTAGTTTATGTAATATGACTGACGGAGGCGACGGCGCTCCTGGCCAAATTCATTCGGAAGAAACAAAAATAAAAAGAGCTCTAGCAATAACAGGAGAAAAGCATGGAATGTATGGTAAAACACATACTGATATATTGAAAGCAAAATGGTCTAAAGAAAGAAGTAGAGAAAAACATTTTCTTGCAAGGAAAGTGCTTAATACCGAAACAAATAAAATATTTAATTGTGTAAAAGACGCTTCTGAATTTTATTCTATTAATTATAGTACTTTATGTAGTTGGTTAAATAAATCAAGACCTAACAAAAGTAATTTTATTTATATTTAATTTTATGGAAATAAAAAAAGCAAAACAAGCAATTATACAGGCGGGTAAAGAAGCAGTTGATGAATTAATTAAAGTGGCTAAGTCTCCAATATTAATGGGTAATGAAGATGATCCAGAACCTGAAAAATTGAAGAATGCTGCTGCCACAAAAAAGCTGGCTATATTTGATGCTTTTGAAATCCTTAGTAGGATTGAAGAGGAAGAAAGAATGTTAGAAGATAGCGAAAAAGAACCAACGGCAAAAACGTTTAAAGGTTTCGCAGAAGGGAGATCCAAATAATGTACGAAAATACTTTATTCAAGGTTTTACCTGATTATATCAAGTCAAGTGTTTTAAAGAAAGAGAATAGGCTTAAAACATGGAAGTACGGCTATAATAAACAACACGATATAGTTGTTATAAGTAAGACCGGAAAGATTGGCGAAATATACGAGATTCAAAATCTAAAGATTGCTTTACCTCTAATAGAGGATTCATACCAAAGAAGCCCGAAAAAAGAATTACAATATTGGGAGCAATTAGAAGTACCTAAGGAGTTAATTAAAATAAAGAATGTATTCGATTGGAATAAATATCCGGATGCATTTAAAGAGAAGTGGTACGATTACATTGACAATGAATTCAGATACAGAGACGAAGGTTTCTCATTTTATAGTAATGGAACTCCTACATATATAACAGGTACACATTACATGTACCTACAATGGAGTAAAATAGATGTTGGTGCCCCAGACTTTAGAGAATCAAATAGATTGTTCTTTATATTTTGGGAAGCTTGCAAAGCGGATTACAGATGTTACGGAATGTCTTATTTAAAGAATAGACGTTCTGGATTTTCATTTATGTCTTCCGCAGAACTAGTTAACCAAGCTACTATGTCAAGTGACTCAAGATTTGGTATACTATCTAAATCAGGTAGCGATGCTAAAACGATGTTCACTGATAAGGTTGTACCAATATCAATTAACTACCCGTTCTTCTTTAAACCTATCCAAGATGGTATGGATAGACCTAAAACAGAGTTAGCATATAGAGTGCCAGCTTCTAAGTTTACAAGAAAGAAATTAGATAATAATGAAAACCCTGAAGAACTTGATGGTCTTGATACAACAATTGACTGGAAGAATACAGGAGATAACTCTTATGATGGGGAAAAGCTAAAGCTTTTAGTTCATGATGAAAGTGGTAAATGGCTTAAACCTGATAACATATTAAATAACTGGAGGGTTACTAAAACTTGTTTAAGATTAGGTAGTCGTATTATCGGTAAGTGTATGATGGGTTCGACATCAAATGCTTTAGATAAAGGAGGAGAGAATTTTAAGAAACTTTATTACAACTCAGATGTTACGAAAAGAAACGCCAATGGACAGACTAGCTCAGGATTATATAGTTTGTTCATACCTATGGAATGGTCCTACGAGGGATTCATTGATACTTATGGCTTACCTGTCTTCCACACTCCAGAAAAACCAATCAAAGGAATCGACGGAAACGAAATTGAAATAGGTGTTATTGAGCACTGGCAGAATGAAGTTGATGGTTTAAAGTCAGATTCAGATGGTCTAAATGAATACTACCGACAGTTTCCAAGAACAGAACAACACGCATTTAGAGATGAAACAAAACAATCGTTGTTTAATCTTACAAAAATATACGAGCAAATTGATTATAATGCAGACCTACGTTACTCTGGTGTTTTAACACGAGGGAACTTCCAATGGGATAACGGCATACTAGATACAAGAGTAAGCTTTTATCCAAATAAAGACGGTAGGTTCATAATCTCTTGGGTACCACCTAAACATATGCAAAACCGCGTAATAATAAAGGATGGGTACAAATATCCTGGTAATGAGCACTGTGGCGCATTTGGATGTGATAGTTACGATATATCCGGGACAGTTGACAATAGAGGATCGAATGGATCTCTTCATGGGTTAACAAAGTTTTCAATGGAAGACGTACCAGCAAACCATTTCTTTTTAGAATATATTGCAAGACCTCAGACAGCTGAAATATTCTTTGAAGAAGTTTTAATGGCTTGTGTATTTTACGGTATGCCAATACTTGCAGAGAATAACAAAGCAAGACTATTATATCATTTCAAAAGAAGAGGCTATAGAGGATTCTCAATGAATAGACCTGATAAAGTATGGAATAAGTTATCTCCAGCTGAAAAAGAAATTGGAGGTATACCAAACTCAGGACAAGATATTATACAAGCCCACGCAGCAGCAATTGAAACTTACATAGAAAATTATGTAGGAGATTTAGGGGATTCATATGGAGATATGTATTTCCAAAAAACATTAGAAGATTGGGCAAGGTTCAACATAAACGATAGAACAAAGCATGATGCTTCGATAAGTTCTGGGTTAGCTATAATGGCATGTAATAAACACATGTATACGCCAACTAGCAATTTCCAAAAGGATAAGACTCCTTTAAACTTTAAAAGATATAATAATGAAGGTTATAGTTCAAAAATAATATAATAGATGATTTATACAAACACTAATAGTTCTTTCCCTACCCAAGTAGTATCAGATGAAGAAAAGCAAAGTCTTGAATATGGAATTCTAGTTGCTAGGGCTATTGAAAACGAATGGTTTCGTGGAGATAGAGTTGGAGCTGGAACCGGTAATAGATGGGGATCAAACTGGCAAAACTTTCACAATTTACGTTTATATGCAAGAGGTGAACAATCTGTACAAAAATACAAAGATGAATTGTCTGTTAATGGCGACTTATCGTATCTTAATTTAGATTGGAAACCTATTCCTATTATACCTAAGTTCGTAGACATCGTTGTTAATGGTATATCTAATAAGAACTATGAGATCAAAGCTTATGCCGAAGATCCAGAAGCTGTTCAAGCTAAAACAAAATATGCTGAAGGTATTATAAGAGATATGATGGCAAAAGACTTATTAGATAGCATCCAATCTAAATTGGGTGTTAATCTATATAATAGTCCAAACCCTAAAGACTTACCTGAAACAAAAGAAGAATTAGAAATTAAATTGCAATTAGATTACAAACAAGCGATTGAAATTGCAGAAGAAGAAGTAATAAACCAGATATTAGATCGTAATAGATATACTCTAATCAATAGAAGACTTAATTATGATTTAACTGTATTAGGTATTGCAGCGGCTAAAACAAACTGGAATGAAGCCAATGGTGTTGTTCTTGAGTATGTTGACCCCGCTAACCTTGTTTATTCTTATACAGAGGATCCAAACTTCGAAGATATATATTATGTAGGAGAGGTTAAGTCAGTAGCATTAGAGGAGCTTAAAAAAGAATTCCCGTATTTAACAGATGATGAATTAAGAGAAATAGAAAAATACCCGGGGAATGCTAATTATACTCGCGACTATTATGGAACTGATGCAAATGATAATACTGTTCAAGTATTATATTTTGAATATAAAACATATTCTAATCAGGTGTTTAAAATTAAACAAACCGAAAATGGATTAGAAAAAGCGCTTGAAAAACCGGATACATTTAATCCGCCAGCCAATGACAATTTTGAAAGAATATCAAGATCAATCGAGGTATTGTATTCAGGCGCAAAAATATTAGGATTTAACAAAATGCTTAAGTGGGAACTAGCTGAGAATATGACTAGACCACTTGCGGATACTACAAGAGTAGAGATGAATTATACTATCTGTGCTCCTAGAATGTATAAAGGAAGAATTGAATCATTAGTAAGCCGTATAACAGGGTTTGCGGATATGATCCAATTAACACATTTGAAACTACAACAAGTACTATCAAGAATGGTGCCTGATGGAGTATTCGTCGATGTTGATGGATTAGCGGAAGTTGATTTAGGGAACGGTACAAACTATAATGCTGCAGAGGCATTAAATATGTATTTCCAAACAGGTAGTATTGTTGGTAGATCAATGTCACAAGATGGAGGCCAAAATCCAGGTAAAGTGCCAATCCAGGAATTACAAACATCGTCAGGTAATGCTAAGATAAGTTCTTTAATCAGTACTTACCAATATTACTTACAAATGATACGTGATGTAACCGGGTTAAACGAAGCAAGAGATGGTAGTACGCCAGACAGAGATGCTTTAGTTGGGTTACAGAAAATGGCAGCAGCAAGTTCAAACACTGCAACACGTCACATATTACAATCAAGTTTATTCTTAACGTTAAGATTATGTGAGAATATTGCTTTAAGAATTAAAGATTCATTAGGATTCCCATTAACTCGTAAAGCACTTATTGAAAGTATATCGGTTTCAAATGTAGAAACATTAAAAGAGATAGAGAATTTAAACTTGCATGATTTTGGTATCTTCTTAGAATTAGAACCTGAAGAAGAAGATAAAGCACAATTTGAACAAAACATTCAGATTGCTTTACAATCAGGGGGAATTGATTTAGAAGATGTAATTGATCTAAGACAAATTAAGAATTTAAAACTAGCTAATCAATCTTTAAAATATAAGAGAAAGAAAAAGTTAGAAAGAGATCAAGCAAATCAACAAGCAAATATTGCGGCGCAAGGTCAAGCAAATGCGCAAGCGTCAGAAGCAGCAGCATTAGCCGAAGTACAAAAGCAACAAGCTTTAGCGCAAACTGAGATTCAAATATTACAATCTAAATCTCAATTTGAAATACAAAGAATGCAACAAGAATTAATGCTTGAGAAACAAAGAATGGCAGTGAAGTTTGATTACGACATGCAACTTGCCCAGATGCAATTAGGTGTTGCTCAACAAAAACAAGCTCAAGCAGAAGATCGTAAAGATCAAAGAACAAAGATACAAGCCACACAACAATCAGAATTAATAGACCAAAGAAAAAATAATTCATTGCCAAAAGACTTTGAAGGAAGTGAAGATGGATTCGATCTATCACAGTTTGGTCCACAATAAGAATACATTAACCAATTTTATATTATCATATTATGTCAGAACAAGTAAAACAAGAGGGGGAATTCAAATTACAAAAAAAGAGATCTCCCATGAAAAAGTTAGTTAATTCTAATGAAATTTCAAAAGTAGACTTAAGAACAAATAAAACACCAGAAGATGCCGTTCAAATCGAAAACACAGATGAAAGCATGTTGGGCACAAAACAACCCGAATTGGGATTGCAAGAAGTGGAGCAAGGAAACGAAGAACATCAAACAGTTACCGTTCAAGCTACAGCCCAAGAAGAAGTAACAACAGTAATACAAGAGATTACTCAAGAAGAAGTTGATACTACAACCGCAACACTCGTTGAAGAGGCAAACAAAGCTATTGAGGTACAAGAAAATACAGGTAAGCCATTACCAGAAAATATTAATAAGCTTGTTGCTTTCATGGAAGAAACAGGCGGAACAGTTGAAGACTATGTAAGATTAAGCTACGACTATTCTACTATTGACAGTGAGGCTTTACTAAAAGAATATTATAAAAAATCAAGACCACATTTAGATTCCGAAGAGATTCAATTTTTAATGGAAGATGAATTTAGTTATGATGAAGATTTAGATGATGAGCGAGACATCAGAAAAAAGAAACTCGCGTTTAAAGAAGAAGTTGCAAAAGCCAAAAACTTTTTGGAAGACCTTAAAGGAAAATATTACGACGAGATCAAGTTGAAACCGAGCGTATCTAAGGAACAACAAAAGGCAATGGACTTTTTTAACCGATATAATGAAGAACAGGCAAACGCAGAAGCACTGCATTCAAAGTTCAAGAATGAGACTAAAGGTTTTTTCTCACAAGAATTCAAAGGTTTTGATTTCAAATTAGGAGAGAAAAATTTTAGATATGGAGTTCAGAACACAGAAGCAGTGGCTGATAAACAGTCAAACATAAACAACCTAATCAAGAAGTTCTTGAATGATAAAGGTGAAATTGTTGACATGAAAGGTTATCATAAAGCTATGTATGCTGCCGAGAATGCGGATACTATTGCAAATCATTTTTACGAGCAAGGCAAAGCTGATGCTGTAAAAGACATTGTTGCAAAATCCAATAACATAACCAATACGCCAAGAGTATCTCCGGCTAATACTGGTTTTATAAATGGGTTCAAAGTTAAAGCTATAAACGGCATTGATTCTTCTAAATTAAGAATACAAACAAAAAAATTTAACAATTAAAACTAAAAAACTATGGCTAATGTAACTCCACAGTTTGGGACAATTAAACCGTCTCAAAAACAACAAGCGCTAGAGACCAATTACTTAAACTTTACAAACGGAAGTGGTAATGATTTCGCGCAACAATATTTACCAGAAATCTACGAAGCAGAAGTAGAGCGTTACGGAAACAGAACATTATCTGGATTCTTACGTATGGTAGGTGCTGAAATGCCTATGTCTTCTGATCAGGTAGTTTGGTCTGAACAAAATAGATTACACATTGCTTACAGAGATGTAACATGTGCTTCAGCTACAACTTTAACTTTTTTAACTGGTAATACTGGTGCTAACTTTGTAAACAACGTTATCTCTGTAGGACAAACTTTAGTAGTTATGAGTCCTTCTACTGGAAGAGAACTTAAAGTTTATGTTACAGCTTCTACAGCAGATGCTGCTACTGGAACTGGCGGCGCTATTAGCCCTGCGGTTATTACTGTTAAACCTTACACTCAGTTAGATTTAACTACTGGAGCAGGTAACACTGTAAACTTTACTGGAGCAACAGATCTTAAAATCTTTGTTTACGGTTCTGAATTCAAAAAAGGTACTACAGATGCTTCTTTAAACTCTGTAACTCCTTCTTTCACTCAATACAGTAACTCTCCAATTATCATCAAAGAGAAATACCAAATTTCTGGTTCTGACACTGCTCAGATTGGATGGGTTGAAGTTGCTACTGAAGATGGAGCTAGCGGATTCTTATGGTATTTGAAAGCTGAATCTGAAACAAGATTACGTTTTGAAGATTACTTAGAAATGTCTGTTATTGAAGGTGAATTAGTTTCTGGTGGTTCTACTTTATTAAGTGGTAACAACATCAAAGGAACTGAAGGTCTTTTTGCTGCAGTTAGAACTAGAGGTAACATTGTAAATAACTTTACTGCTGCTGCTGGTTTATCTGACTTTGATTCAATCTTGAAAAACTTAGATACTCAAGGAGCTATTGAAGAAAACATGTTCTTCTTAAACAGAGCTACTTCTCTTGACTTCGATGATATGTTGGCTTCTTTATCTTCTGGTGCTGCTGGAGGTGTTGCTTACGGTTTATTCGAAAACTCTGAGCAAATGGCATTGAACTTAGGATTCTCTGGATTCAGAAGAGGTTCTTACGATTTCTACAAAACTGACTGGAAATACTTAAATGATGCATCTACTCGTGGAGGTATGAATACTACATCTATCGATGGTATCCTTATTCCTGCTGGAACATCTACTGTATACGATCAACAATTAGGTACTAACATCCGTAGACCTTTCTTACACGTTCGTTACAGAGCTAGTCAAGCTGATGACAGAAGAATGAAAAACTGGATCACTGGATCTGTTGGAGGTGCTTACACTTCTGATCTTGATGCAATGCAAGTACACTTCTTGTCTGAAAGATGTTTAGTTACACAAGCAGCTAACAATTTCGTATTGTTTACTTCTTCAAACTAATATGTGGTGATATTACCCCTGTTGAATTTACGGGGGTAATTATTACCTTTTAAAACAAATTATTAAATTATATTATATTATGGCAATAGCAAAAAAACAAACAGCACCAAGCAGTGCAAAATCACAAGTTACAGTACAAGACGTTGATATGGTTAATGAAATAGAAGTTAACGAACCTACACTGGTAATTGATGAAAAAAAATACGCAAAAAAAGATTCTGTACCGACCTGGGAAATAAAAGATAGAACTTACTTGTTAGCGGATAATAATTCTCCTATAACATATACATTACAAGGTAAGCATACTCTTAGATACCCATTATTGTGGTTTGACAAAAAAACAGGTCAACAAGAAGAAATAAGATATGCGACAAATCAAAATTCGCCATTAGTTAGCGAACAAAAAGGTCAAGTAACATTAGGGCACATTATCTTTGAGGAAGGTGTTTTAAATGTTCCAAAAGAAAAGCAAAACTTACAAAAGCTATTATCTTTATATCACCCTGGATTAGGAAATAAATATACAGAATTTGATCCTACAATGGAAGCTGAAGATGATTTAGATTATTTAGAGATGGAAGTTGAAGCAATGAATATGGCCTTTGAAATGGACATCGATGCTGCAGAAGCAATTGTTCGTGTGGAAGTTGGATCTAGAGTTAATAAAATGAGTTCTAAAGAAATAAAAAGAGACTTATTATTATTCGCTAGAAAGAATCCTTCTTTGTTCATTGAGTTAGCAAACGATGAAAATGTTCATCTTAGAAATTTAGCTATTAGAGCTACAGAATCAAATATAATAAAACTATCACATGATCAAAGAACATTTATGTGGGGAGAGAATGATAGAAAATTGATAACTGTACCATTTGATGAAAATCCATACTCAGCGATGGCTGCATTCTTTAAAACTGATGAAGGTATTCAAGTCTTCCAGTCGATAGAGAAAAAATTAAAATAATACGTAATACTAATATATAGGCGGTGGCTAAGGTTACCGCCTTAATATTATAATAAAAATAACAGATGGCAATAAGTGTAGATACGGTTTATAGAACCGTTTTATTAATCATAAATAAGGAGCAAAGAGGTTATATAACTCCTGATGAATTTAATAAAACAGCAACTCAAGTACAGCTTGAAATATTTAACGATTACTTTGACAGTTTAAATCAACAAATCCGTGTGCCGGATAATGATACAGAGTATGCTGATCGTGTAAAAAATTTACAACAAAAAATTGCAATCTTCCAAACAGACGGGGCGTGTGCTCCTATAGCAGGTGGATTTAATATACCAGCAGTAAATGACTTTTATAAGTTAGGTACTGTAATATATAATGATGACAAAGAAGTTCAATACGTTCAACCAAATGAACTATTAGAGCTTAACCTATCGCCAATTACTAAACCTACAAAGTATTGGCCAGTATATACCTTTAAAGATTTTATAATCAAGGTATACCCAACAACGATAACTTCTGGAATTACTTGTACTTATGTTAGAAAGCCCGCTGATCCAAGATGGGGTTTTACAACTTCTGCACCTAACTATCAATATGTATATAATTCTACACAATATAACGCAATCTCAAACCCTACTGGATCTCAGAATTTTGAGTTGCATCCAATAGAACAAACTAATTTAATAACTAGAATATTACTTTATTCAGGTATAGTTATTAAAGATCCACAAATTGTACAAATCGCTGCGCAACAAGTGCAAGCAGAAAGTATTAATTCAAAAAGCTAATAAAAGATGCCGACACCAAATGACGGTTTAATTACCGAAACAAACAGACAATACTACGAAGGAGCACAGGGGTTTATTGCTAGTGGTACCGAAAGAGTTTTTATTACAACATTTAATACAGATTTGATATTTGGCAGCTACGATCCAAATAATACTAACTATGCTTTAAACAACTTTAAAGTATATCAAAGCCCATACGGAACCCCAGGAACATTTAATGAAATAATTACCGCATATACGGTAGCGAATAATGTAATAACACTTCCTACTAATCCAGCAGCTGGTACTTATATTGTTGTACAATTAAAAGTTTTAACTGGTGGAAATTACGGAGATCCAAATGATCCTGCAACATTAGCTTATGGTAACACCGTAGAGGACAATTATGGAGGTTATGCCTACATATCTTTAAATGATGTTATTAATAATTTTATGGTTGCTTACGTGGGTCCTGGTAAGCTAATAACGGATGTTAAAAGAACAGATGTTATATTTCATGCTAAGAGGGGATTGCAAGAATTCAGTTATGATACTTTAAAGAGTGTTAAGTCTGTAGAGTGGAATATACCTCACAGTTTAAGTTTACCAATACCGCAAGATTATGTTAACTATGTAAAATGTTCGTGGGTTGATAGACATGGTATTAAACACATTATTTATCCTACTACATTAACAAGCAACCCAACTCAACCAAATGTTCAAGATTCTTTAGGTAATCCAGTTCAGGATAACTTTGGTAATAACATTGACGGAGTATCATTAACTGATGAGCGTTGGGGACATAATAATATAGATTTTATATTAAACGATATTGTTTGGAATGGCGACGCATTTGCTTATGATGATTATGGTTATGGCTATGGCTATGGCTATGGTGGTACATATGGCAGAAGATACGGGGGAGATCCACAATATATGAACTTTAACGGAACATTCACTATAAACGAAAGAGAAAATAAATTTTCATTTAGTAGTGATCTTGTTGGAGCTTTAATAATATTAGAATATATATCTGATGGATTAGCTTATGACATGGATACTAAGGTTCCTAAGATGGCAGAAGAAGCTATGTACCTACACATATTACATAGTATATTAAGTGTACGCTCAAGTTCTCCTGAATACTTAGTTCAAAGATTTAAAAGAGAAAGATTTGCAGCATTAAGAAATGCTAAGATAAGATTATCAAATATCAAGTTAGAAGAGATTACTCAAGTAATGAGAGGTAAGTCTAAATGGATTAAACACTAAATAAATGGCAGAAGTAAAAAATAGTTTCCTACAATCTAAAATGAATAAAGACCTAGATGATAGGCTTATTCCTAATGGAGAATATAGAAACGCTTTAAACATATCAGTAGGTAAGGCAGAAGACAAAGATGTCGGAGCCCTAGAAGCTGTGCTTGGTAATGATTTAGTAGTCAGTACTGACAATAGTAATTTAGTATGTATTGGCCAAGTTGCTGATAATCAAAACAATAGAGTATTCCAATTCTGGACAGATTATACGGATACAAATAATACGTTGATTCCTCCTACATCAGGTGATATGCGTATAACCGTTTATGATGCTAGTTCTCTTGAATTAAGAACATTAGTCTCTGGTCCATTTTTAAATTTTGCTACAAATAGTCAATATAGAATATTAGGAGCAAATATTTTAGAAGATTTATTATTTTGGACTGATAATAGAAATCAACCTAGAAAAATAAATATAACAAGCGCGTTTTCTGATTCGTCTTATTATACAGATGAGGTACAAATATCTGTTGCAAAGTATTATCCTGTATCACCAATAAGCGTTTATTTAGATATACCTGTTACTACAATAAGTGTCTCTACTAATCCTACTAGTCAATCGGTATCTTTTACGGTTTCTTTAGCGGATGCTGCTAAATTAAATATTGGTATGCAGTTGATAACTACTGCGTCTTCACCTGCATTGGGATTAAATGATTATGCGGTAATAACAAATTTAGATAAAGCAACTGGTGTAGTTATTGTTTCCGTTCCTTCTACAACCACTATTCCATCAGTTTCGGTATTGCGTTTCTATGGAACATCAATGACTGATAAAGCAGATGAGGCTAATTGGCCAGGGGACCCAAACTATTTAAAAGATAAATATATAAGATTTAGTTATAGATATAGATTTGATGATGGTGAGTATTCTTTAATGGCTCCTTTCACGCAAATATTATTTGTACCAAACCAAAACGGTTATTTTCTAAATGGAGATGAGGATGCTGCTTATAGAAGTACGATCGTATCTTGGATGGAGAACTATATAAATAATATAGAATTATTTATAGAATTACCGGATGCAGCAGACAATATGGAAAATTCATATAAGATAAAAAGCATCGACATTTTATATAAAGAATCCGATGCCTTATCTATAAAAGTATTAGAAACTGTAAGCACTAATGAAATAATACTAGAAGCAGGATCTACAAATAACTATGTATATACATACAGATCTCAAAAACCATATAAAACATTACCAGAATCTCAAACAGTAAGAGTATATGATAAAGTTCCTGTTAGAGCAAAAGCTCAGGAGGTTGTTGGTAACAGAGTAATATATGGAAACTTTATTAATAAGAGCACTCCGCCTGCAAGTATAAATTATAATTTAGCCGTAACTAAAAAGAATAGTTCTTTTACCAGTTGGGCAGAATACCCTAATCATACATTAAAACAAAATAGAAACTATCAAGCCGGTATAGTACTAGCTGACAAGTTTGGACGTCAATCTGCTGTTATATTATCATCAAATGATGTTGGTCAAGCTGGTTCCGGTTATGACTTAGTTGGTTCAACTATATATTCTCAATATTATGCTCAAAGTTCTAGCTTAAATGTTAAAGAATGGAGAGGTAATACTTTAGCAATGATTATTAATTCACCTATAGTATCTTCTATAAATGAAGGAGCTGGAACTCCTGGATTGTATGCTATCGTTTCAGGAAGTATACTTGGAAGCAGTGATGGTTTTCAAATTACAGCGGGCGTTGTTTCTGCAAACTCATATACATTAACCTTAACAGGAGGGACAGCGCAAAAAAACATACCTAGTATCGGAAATTATTTAAGAGGTAAATATACTGATTATGTAAAAATTACAAATGTTCAAGCTTTCCCGTTTACAACACCGCCTACCCCCCCAACGCCACTGCCTAATCCGCCTTCTGGGCAATATAGAATAACAACGGATGGTGAAATAAATGCTATTTATAATTATAATAGTGCCAATATACCAGATATTAAGTATTCTTATAGTTTAAACCAATTAGGTTGGTATTCTTATAAAATAGTTGTAAGACAACAGCAGCAGGAATATTATAATGCTTATCTACCTGGAATACTTAATGGATACCCTATGTTTCAAACAACAAGTGCAGGTAACCCAACAATATTCCCATTAAATGAAGAAAATAAAACTGCGCATACTGTTTTATTAAATGATAATATAAATAAAATACCTAGAGACTTAGCGGAAGTTGGTCCAGACCAAAAACAATATAGAAGTAGTGTTGAAATATTTGGTAGAGTAGAAAATTTATTAAGTGCTGTAGCTCCTTACTATGCTACAAATAAGCAATATTACCCAGCTAAAAAAGCGGATGTGGTATCTACTATCGCATCGTCTTCAGACTTAAATTTTTTACCTACAAATTCGCCGGACAATGTGAACGGAACTGCTTCCAATAATTTTTATCAACTAAGCACTACTCCAATCATTGCAAGAATATCAACGGTAAATAAAATAGGTGTTATAGCTAGCGATCAACCAACCGCTACTCCACCGCTTGCAATAGATACAATGAACCCTTTCTTAAGCGTTTATGAAACATCCCCGGTTGTATCATTACTTGATATATTTTGGGAAACGTCTTCTTCTGGATTAATATCAGATTTAAATGCTGATGTTTTAACAGGAAGTGATATTGCAGTAGGATTTGACAATTTAGTGTTTGATCATAACGAATTTCAAGAAGTTAGCGGTGCTGGAGATCCAGAAGATTATGGAGAACAAACATCTCCATATATAACAGGATATTTTTCACCAGTTAATAGCCTAGGTGTTGCTATAAATGTAGACAGTATGTCAATGACCGTTGCCGATTTAACAGGAGCAAACAGAAGTAGCGATTTCGAATTAATAAGAATAACTTCAGGTATACACACCGGCGAATTTACTATTAAAATAAAAACACCATTTGTTTATTTAATAGATGCTACTATAAAAGAAAATTATATATTTACTTTTAATATTATAGATAGTACTAATGGTAACACAACTTTAACAGCCATTAATCAATTAAATAATTCTTACCCAGTAATATCTTATCCAACTTATCAGGATCCAATAGAGGTATTTAATATTGATGATTTGATAGCTGGACCTATCTTATCATGTGCTGGAATTAATGGAGCTCCAAATGTTGCTGGAAATCCTTCATTTAATACTCAACAACAACAATGGTCTATGACTAGCTCAACACCCGGATTCTCAACTTACTTTAGTATAGATCAAGTTACTGGTGTTATTAGCTTAATAGATATAACAGTTCCAATTGACGTTAGCTTTAATGCAACAATTAGGCTTACGGACGCATATAATTTCACTACAGGTACTCCTGGTGCAGGTTCATTATATTCTGAAAGAAATATAGTTTTTTATGCTCCTCTTGTTAATAATTATTGTGCTGATTGGGATAGTGATGTTCTTACTAATGCTAATATTCCGCCGGAAGAAGAAAACATTGTTATTGGGCAATTAAATTTTTGGAAATTAATGCAACCAGGAGAGACTATAGACGATGTTAATAGTTCAGTACGCGTAACCGGGTACACTGCTATTGGAGGTGCTTTTTACGCAACAGATATAGGCGATGGAAATTTTGCTTTTACTAGTGGTAGTTTCTACGGAACTTTTGGCTTTACAGTGAATCAAGGATCAAATACAAATCCCGTTGACACTTTACAAATAAGCGGTAGCATTAGAACCTCTTCAGGAAGAACAATACCAATAGATATACAAGATCAATATACAGTGTCTAGTAGCAGAAGTTCAAGTAATAATTCATGTACAATTTACATTCCGGCTGTTAACAAAAACTGGAGATTAGTAAATGACAATGCTACTACAAGCATTAGATGGCAAGCTCTTTTATCAAGCGGCGGAACAATAATAGGTGGTATATTAGCACCTGGCAATACCGTAAGTAGCGCTTTCTATGGAGGTACTTACACTTGTATAAAAGAAAACTCATTAACTTATGGCTCTGGAGGTACTCCAACGTACTCTGCTTGCTAGTAATAATACAAAAAAACAAGTAATTATTAAATATGTCAGCTACTATAGAAATAAAATATTATAATTCTTTTTGGTTAAAGAAAATGGCTACTATCACTGCTGTTAGTGCTGTCAATCCTAATTCTCCAACACCAGCTCCAAATACGGCAGCTTCTGTTGGAGCATCAACTATTGGACAAAGTACTTTAACTATAACGAATGCTGCAGCGGCTAGCGTTGGAATAGGACAATCTATAAGTTATACTATATCAAGTGTTATATATACTTACACTATAATATTAAAGACTTTAAGTGGTGCAAATACAATATTAACGCTATCAAGCCCTATAACCGGAGCAAATGTGCCGGGTGGTACTATATTAACATTCGGTGAGATAGATAATAATGCGTGGTTACCTAGTCGTTATGAGTCTACACCAGATAGAGATTGGTATATAGAAGAATCAAGGATTAGAGGTGGCTATGAAAACACATCGGTTGATTTAGGTGTTAAAGCTTACATAGTAGAAGATTCCCCTCAAAGAGAAAAGTTGCCAAGTACTTTAATATATTCTGGTGTATTTAATTCAAGAACAGGTGTTAATAATACCAATCAGTTCTCTGTAGCTGATGATATTACAAGAACAGTTGATCCTGCGCAAGGTAGTATACAAAAGCTTTATGCAGAAGATACCAACTTAATAATATTCCAAGAATTAAAAGTAAGTAGAGCTTTAATAGATAAAGATGCAATATACTCTGCTGAAGGGCAGCCAATGACAACATCTGGATCTATGGTTATAGGCCAAGTTCAATCTTATGCTGGTAATTATGGAATAGGATCTCATCCTGAAAGCTTTGCGGTATATGGATATAGAAAATACTTTGTTGACAATTATCAAAATGTAGTATTACGTTTATCTCAGGATGGTATAAC